GGTGTTGCTGGCCGCCGAGTAGTTGCCGGTGTTGGTTTGTTCTAACGACCTGTCAACCTTGCTCCAGATCCACTCAATCGCGCGGGTCACCATTTGGTGCATGGAAATTTCCGCTTTGATCGTGATGGTGGCGCTGGCGATCTTGCTGTCGCCGCCATCCTCGCGGCTGACTTCCCCGGTGGCGATGGTCTCGGCGTAGCGGCTTTCCGCTGGCGGGTAGTAGCTGAAGCAATCGAGCGGGTACTCGCAGGAGTGGAAGCCGCCGGAACAGGCTTCTACCTTGCCTTTGTGCTCGAAGGTTTTTCCCATCTCAAATTGAAAGCCGCGACAGGTGAGGTCTTGATTGAAGCCTTTATAGGTAGTGATTTCTGTTTTTGACATGGAGTGTTCTCGACTTTTAGGCGTAAAAAAAGCCGCTAGGCGGCTGTGTTCGGTGCGACCAGTAGGGCGCGGTGGGTGTTAGCGGTGCCTGCTTTTTTAACCCTCTCAGGCGGCGAGGGTTCCTCGCTTTCCACAGCCAAAGGAAACCGATAGACTGGTCATTCCACAGTCAAAATAAGGAAATATTAATGGCCGATTACATCGCTCGCGTTGAGGTATTTGATTGCAGTAGAGAAGAGTACGAAAAACTCCATGAGGCTATGGAGTCCATTGGCTTCAATAAAACAATTACGGGAAATAGTGGTAATGTGAAGGCCCTTCCAGACGGGACGTATGTTGGCAGTAGCCCTGATGATGCATATGCGGTAAGGGACTTGATTAGAAAAAAAGCAAAGCCGTTCTCATCGAAAGACCCTGCAATATTTGTGTGCCGTTTTGATGTTTGGGCTGGGTATTTATATCCCGCATCCTGAAACCGCTTCTGGCTTACCTTTAGGCGACGCAGTGTAGTCGCCTTTTTCGATGTAATTCACTAGTCTCATAACCTTCTCTGGTGTAACTGACGACCACCACTGGTTAACTGCAGAAATTCTCTCATCAAATGGCATCGGTTCATGAGAGAAGGCCATTTCTGATTCCTCATACGCCCGCTTAATTTCCTTGATTAATTCTTCCATAACTACCTCGCTGTAACTGATTTGGATTTACGATGCCCAGCTGCGAACATCGCCACCTCTGGCAAGCAGCATGAGCCGCTATAAACAGGCTTCTGTGCCGGTAACTCAACCCGGGTTAACTTCGCCCAAGCTTTGCTTAACTTCTTCGCTGTATCCGCATCTTCGCGGCGTTTTGCCATCACTTCGCCACGCTGGCGATAGCGACGTGTCTTGCTGTTTTCTTTCGCTGGCTTAACGATGATTGTTTTCATAACTACCTCCAGTAAGTTGCTTTGGTGGTGTGGTGGCCGGTGCTGATCTCCGACTTGAAACAGTTACAGCTTCATCGCTGCCTGCAACACCTGTGCACTTCAGCGCTCATCAGCCTGAGCATTCACCACACCCCAAAGCCACTTCGCTTTGGTCTCCTACACTGGCAGGAGAAATTCCCATGATTGTTAAAGAGCGATGCCAATCTTCCGTTTGGCTGGTCAGCGTCCTGCTGTGGTTAAGATAATGTACCATCAGTTCATTAATGTAAAGTACCAAAAGTACATTTTTTGGGTATTGATGCGAGGATGTACATAACATTATGTATTTAAAGTGAATTTAATTTTAACAGGTTTGTTGGTTAAGGTGCTTGATGAAAAAACCCGGCCGGAGCCGGGTTTTATTTGGTTATTCTTCTGATTGGTTTGGTATTTCAAACTTTGGGTGCACCGTGTCGACAAGTTCGTAAAATTGCTCAGGTGTTTTTGATATCTTCAGCAATGTTACAATTGATGCTAGGTGCTCACGAAGCTTTGGGTGACCAATGTCATCAGTTAGCCACTGATGAAGCTTGGCTTTTCTTTCTGCCTTTGTTGCTGCTTTCTTAAGCTCTGGAAGTAACTCTGGAGCAAGCCTGCTATATACAACATTATTGGTAACATTACCCATAAATGATGGGCGCCAGCTTTTGTTACCCGAGGGAGGGTATTGCAATCCATAAATCTTGAATAATCCCTCATAATAATCAGCTGGGAAGGTAGTTACCCAAGGTCGAAGTTCTTTGGCTACAAATTCCTCAAGTATTTTTGCTAATGCATTTTTTTCTCTGTCTCGCTGATATCCAGTTGCTTCATCGATCAGAGCAACGATGCCAACACGAGCAAAGCCACGTACTAACAATTCAGCTCTATCAGCCAAATGCTCCTGCTGTTTTTGCAGTTTCCCTTCTTTTCTTGCGGCTAAAATTGCATCACATATGTCAGCTAAAATTGTAGCTGGGTATCCAAACGCCACCCCACCACCAGTGCGATGCCTGAACTTTATCGGGTTTTCGATCAGCACCAAAATGTCATTGTTTATAAAAGGCTTTATCCTTTCTCCACCCACAAAATTAAGCAGTCGCTCAGTGGCAGTCGTAGACATTCCTAGTCCAGATGCCATCCCTCGCTGCGATAGAACGCGAGATCCATCATCAAGGACGTAGCATTGAATTTCAACATCACCAATGCGAAGCGGGGTGTCGCTTGATCCATACTCAGCAATTGGTAGGGATGCCAATTCCTTTTTGGCTTCAACTGCTTTAGCTGATGCGGCTTTTCTTTCGGCTGCAGTTCTCTTGGAAGCCAGAGCTTTGCCACCCCTGGCTCTTCCTTTTGGTTCTTTTCCGTCTTCCAGCTTTTTGTCGGTACTCATAATTGCATACTCGTGTTGTGAATGTGCATGCATTTAATCATATGCGCGTAACAACGTGCAATATTTATTTTGTGCGTAAAAAAGGCCGCCTTGGCGACCTTTGTTATTTTTTGTTCTCTACCCGTGTCGTCGTATTGCGTGGCTATAGATAACCTTGCCAACTATCTTCAGGTATTGTTCGTTTTCTTCGGTGATCTTCCAGTCTGAATACTTTGGATTATCAGATCTCACAAGTAGGCTGTCACCGGTAAGCTGCAGACGCTTAACAAGCAGCTTTCCCTTGTAGAAGAAAACATAAATCCCATCATTAACGAAATAGTCTTTCGACACATCAACAAAGATGTAGTCTCCAAGTTCTATCGTTCCAGCCATGCTATCACCGGTGACGGTGATCACCTTGATAGAGGAGGGCGGCCGATGACCAAAAACCTCCAATGCCTCCTGGCTATCGTACACGATGTGATTAACAGTCTCTGAAACTTCGCTTGATACTACAACTCCTGGTCCTGCACTGGCTTGTATATCTAGAACATCAACTCGGTAGAGATTGCTACTTTTCCTTGGCGCTTCTATGACGCCATCTTCATCAGATTCACCTATGAGATACATCACAGATGTCCCGATGTAATCAGCTAATTCAGCCATTTTCCCCCGGCGAGGTATTGCTTCAGCGTTAAACCATTTGCTTACAGCTTTGGGCGTAAGTCTAAGCGCCCTAGCTATTTCAACTTGGCGGCCATGTAACTCCATTCCCGCTCTATCACATGCTCGAGCTAAGCGGCGGGAAAATTCTTTTCGCTCTTTTTCTTCCTGAACCATAGGTTCAATAATATTGCTAGTTGACTGTACTATCAGTTCCTGCATAAAATGTACTTTGAGTTCACTAAAGGAGTTCTATATGCAAACGACAGCGCTTGAGGATGTTCTCAAAACGGTCAAGGTTGCTGTTGTTGCCCGTGTATGCGGATTGACCCCGAAGGCCGTTTACAAGTGGATTGAGCGAGGTTCTCTACCAAGAACCGAATTCACTGGCGAAACCGACTACGCGGCACTAATCGCCCATGCATCTGGCGGGAAGTACACGGCAACAGAAATTCGAAGCACCGGTAAGAAGCAAGCAGCATAAGCATCACCGCTCTTTAACATCCCTAACCAGCTCCGCCAGTGTGGAGCATTTGAAGACTAAGCCGAGCTTAGTCGTGATTAATCATTTATCAACAAAGGAAGTATTACGCATGGAAACTGCAAGCACACGCAAGACGGCGATGAAGATTCACTCGTCGCTTCTGAACAAAATCGCAGTAATGGGTCAGCGCAAGTTTGCTGATGCTATGGGAGTTCATGAGTCCCAGGTTAGCCGGTGGAAATCAGGCTTGCTGGAGACTATGAGCATGGCGCTTGCTGTCCTGAACTATGGGATAGCAGACGAAGAAATGGCGGAGTTGGCTAAGCGCCTGGCTGGGTATCTGTCACCAAAAGAAAACGCCCCGGAAGTTGCAGCTTTCGAGGCGTGATAGCGAATGACTGGATCAATTCACAGGAGTAATTATGGCAGCATTAACTGCAGAGGTAAACAGAATAGCCACGCACAAGTGTTCATTTTGCGACACTGACAACATCAACCTTAAAGGGGTGATCATCGCCGGACCTGGGGTTTCGATATGTCAAGAATGCGTTTTATTGTGCGTAGAAATCGTATTTAACCACAGCGCAGGTAGGGGGGATGATGACGAAAGCCACGGCTAAGTTATTCGATTTAACCTCTGAACGAGAGCGCAGGAGCAACCGGATGGAGAACCAGAAACTTGGTTACGTCCCGTTGTACCGAAGCATCAAGAAGAAATCATGGGCCAAAGACGTTTTCCTGCGAACCCTGTGGGATAACCTTTTGCTGGACGCCGCTAGGCATCCATATACGGCCAACTTCAAAGGCCACACATGGAATCTTCAACCCGGGCAACTGGTCGTCACATCGGACGATTTAGGGCTGTCTATGTGCGACCGGAAAGGTATTCCAACCAGTCGCCATGCAGTCGAAAGGATGCTGGCATTTTTCGAAAAGGAAGGGATGATTTCAGTCAGTGGAGAGCGCCGGAAAGGTACCCTGATCACCATCCTGAATTACACCGAATATGCCGAAAAAATAGACATTTTACCCGCGCATAACACCGCGCATATGTCCGCGCATAACAAATCCAGCAATGGCGCAGCTTCCGAGGGTGGTGGCGCGCATATGTCCGCGCATATGTCCGCGCATCATGAACAAGAAGGTAATAACAAGAATATTAAAAGATCTACGTCAGAGAATTCTGGCGAATCCTCTGACACGCGTCTGGAAAAGTTTCTCGCAGCCCATCCGGATGCGTTTGTTTACTCGCCAAACGGAGCCAAGTGGGGAACAGCCGATGACGATAAAACATGTCGCTGGATGTTCAGCAAAATCCAGGTCGTTGATGCAACCGCCAAGGAACCTAACTGGGCAGACTGGGCTAACGTTATCCGGCTTATGCGCCAACAGGACAATCGCACCCATGTTGAGGTTTGTGAGCTGTTTCTCTGGGCTAACCGGGATTCGTTTTGGTGCAGCAACATCCTGTCGCCTGCAAAGCTTCGAGAAAAATGGGGCACCCTGTCAGCCCAGAAGGGACAACCAAACCGCAAACAACGTCCGGATGCAGAACCTGTGCCGCACTGGAACAGCCGCGAGTCTTGGGAGGAGTTCATATGACCAAGCAACTGATGGCCGCCGTCGCCAACCGAGACGGAAGGGCGCTGGCGAAGATCTACGGCGGTACGCCAACGGCAGTGCAGAACATCGTTAATCCGGAAGCTGAGAAGCTCGTTGATTCACTGTTCAGGTCGCTAAAACAAGTTTTCCCAGCAGCCACCCAAACCAACCTGAGAAGCGAGTCCGACGAATCGGCAGCGAAGAAGCAGTGGATCGCCGCTTTCGCCGAGAATGGCATTCGTAGCCGAGAGCAACTCTCAGCTGGCATGCAGCGCGCCCGCGCCAGTGAGTCACCGTTCTGGCCGTCTCCTGGGCAATTCATCTCGTGGTGCAAGAAGGGAGCCATCCTAGCATCTGGTCTGCCTGAGGATGCTGAGCTCTACGACATGGTGATGGATTACAGCGCGCGCCGTGGACTCTATGACACGCCGGAGGCCTTCCCCTGGACGAGCAATGCCGCTTACTGGATGGTGACGAAACTCTACAGCGAAATGCGAGGGTTAAACCTGACCGAATCAGAGTTGCGCAAGCGTTGTAGCAAGGAGTTAATCGCCATGTCTCGACGCATTGAGTCTGGTGAGGCGATTCCAGCCCCAGTCGTGCAAATCCCCAAGCTGCATATCCCAGTCAGCAATGAGAGGGGATTGGACAAAATTGCTGAGCTTCGTGCCAAGCTCAATATGCCGAGGAAAGAATGAAAATTACCGCCGATGACTACGAAGTTATTTACCAATATTCCGGCCATGATGGATCTTGGAGAGGGCGAGTGAGCTCAACTGCTGGGGTCGAAAGGCACCTGTCATTCGCTAGGGTGATATCAAATATGGCTATCGCAAGCGCTCGTTACGAAAGCCGCCTGCCAAGCAAAGGAGATAACCATGGATAAGCTACGCGAAGAGTTTGAAGAGTGGCTCGAAGAGACTCACGGCCTGTACGGCGAAGATGTTGAGTGGCAACAAGGCAGAAACTGCTATGCGAGGTTCGGCATCCATCTGGCGTTTCAGGCATGGAGGGCAAGCCGAGCAAGCATCGTGGTTGAGCTACCGGAAATGGAAGACTTTGAGCTGCTTGATGGATACAAGGTAAGGGAATCCCTCCGCTCTATCGGCCTATCAATCAAAGGGGAGTAGGACATGGACGACATTTTGAAATTATCAAACGCGTTTTTCTCTCTCATCGGCTGGGCTTACATCATGTTCAAGGCTGGCGGCTGGATTGGTGAGACGTTCGCAAAGCAATGGTGCAAGCGGCGCAAGGATACCGTTAGGCAGAAGGCGGTTGATGCACTATACGACGCCTACGAGCTGGGAGATATTGAGCCAAGGACAACGGTTAGATTGGCCACCAAAGAGGGGCTGACAATCATGATGTTCCGCGAGGAGAAAAAAAGTGGCTAAACAGGTCTTCTACCTAAGAAGCCCACAGATACGCCAGAACCTGATAGAACACCTCAAAAATCTACCGCTAGACCAGTCCAAGCCAATCGAAGTCGAAGTATCCCCACCTAAACGAACCCTTTCGCAAAATCGGAAAATGTGGCCGCTGCTGCATGACCTGGCGCTGCAAGTCGTTTGGTATGGCGAGAAGTACGACGAAGAAGACTGGAAGGACATGATCACCGCGCTCGTCGCCAAGACCAAAAAGCAGGAACAACGAACTGCGCCAGGTATCGGCGGTGGGGTTGTGATGTTCGGTCAGCGCACAAGCAAGATGCGGGTTGCGGAAATGGTGGAAGTAATCGAGGCAATCTACTGGTTCGGTACTGAGCAGGGCGTCATGTTCAGCGAAGAGTCCCGCCAGCGCATTGAGTGGGCTCAGCGATGGGGCGAGGAAAATAAACGCAAGCAGGTGGCATGATGAAATCAAGCTTTATGCACTTAGCGGTAACCAACGAAGAGGCCACTCACCTGATAGAGACTTATCGGCGTACCGTCGCTCATGCAGAGAAAACACTGAACGTGTCAGATCCTCGCTTGTGGGATGTGGTGGTAAGGCTCACCGAGCAACGCTACCTCAAGCCAACACCGCGCTCTATGGTCAACAAAATGTGGGGGTAGATATGGACGGGATGTTATGTGCTGATTGTGGTGCGCAACTTCAGCCTGATGAGGTTTATGTGTGCGAAACCTGCGACCGCGAACAACGAAAGTTCATCGATTCAGTGATGGGGGAAGATGACGATGGCTAAGCGACCCCGCCGGCGATGCAAGATATGCCGAGAATGGTTCCACCCCCGCAGCTTTAACGAGTGGTGGTGCAGTCCAGAGCACGGAGCAGTGTTCGGTATACAGGAAAGAGATAAGCAGCGACAGAAGGCCATACAGAAAGCAGAGCAGCAACGAAAAGCAGAAGTCCACGCAGAACGACAAAGCCTCAAAATCCGCAAGTTATCAGTTAAACCCCTCAGCTACTTCGCCAAACAAGCCCAGCAAGCCTTCAATGCCTACATCCGGGTGCGTGATGCGGGATTGCCGTGCATCAGCTGTGGCCGGCATCACGAGGGGCGGTATCACGCCGGCCACTACCGAACGGTCGGCGCACACCCAGAACTACGGTTCAACGAGGACAACTGTCATGGACAATGCGCCCCCTGTAATAACCACCTGTCCGGCAACATCGCCAACTACACACCCAACCTGATAGCGAAAATCGGCCCTGAGCGTTACGAGGCGCTGATCTCTCACCATGAACCATGCCGATACACCAGGACGGACTTTGAGCGCATCAGGGATGTGTACAGGACGAAATTGAAAGATTTGAAAGAAAGCCGGGAGGCCTAAATGTTCACAAGCATTCCTGCAGCAATCGAAGGGGCCAGAGCACGACGAAGCGATGCATTGCAGCGACATATCGATGGGCGGTACTGGCCAATCCATTTTGTTGTCACTCAGTTCCGCAACCGGTTGGAAGTACGACGCGAATACGGCGCAGGTAGCCATGTTCTATTCACGACAAAAAACGATGGGCTGGGCACGGTGAATACAAGTGAGGTGGCGACATGAACAAGCCCGATGCAATCTACCTTCTACCGTTTGTTCAGCGACAATCTGATTTGCGTCGCGTGTGGTGCAAGGGTAAGAAAACAATCACTCCAGCACAGCGGGTTTGGACGCGATACATGCTGACGCTTTGGGGGAGGCACCTCGGCGGTGACGATTCTCCGTCAGCTTGCGTAAACGTCATTGGTCGCTTGATGATCCGAACTGAATGGAGCGAGGGACAATCCAATCGAATCGTTGAAGTGGTTGAAGCCCTTCACGCACAAGGCTATCGAGGAGAGGAATTATTCAAGAAGTCGCGTGAACTTGTCATTCCAGGCACATCAGCAAGCAACATCATCGCTCTCGCCAAAGAATCAGATGATGCTGCTTTTGTTGAGTTCGTGATGAGCAAAACGATAAAACGAGATAGCCCGATTCGCTCAGTGGCCATTAAACGCCATTGCAGCCGCAAACGCCCGCAAGATATTGCACGCATGATAGAGCGTGAGACCGGATCGGATGTACAGGCAGCAAGAAAGAGAGTTATCTGGTGCGAAGAGATACTCGAAGAGGAAATGTTTTATGCAATAAAGCGAGAAATGGAGAAAGAATTTCCAATAATCGCGGCTTAATTGGAAAATAAAGTTGCAAAATGGGAAATCCAAGTATATATTTTCAGCTATGCTCGGGAGCGTAAAGCGAAGAGCGGTGATTCAGGATAAACGAGGCGGCTCCTGAGCGCTGATTCCGCCAAGTTGGTAACTTCGTCGGTTAGACTGGGACTCCAACCATGCAGGCTGAGAGGTCTGCGCAAACAATCAAGCCCTGGCTAACCGCTGGGGCTTTTTGCATTTCAGCCCCAGCC